AAAAAATATAGAAAACACGATAAAATATCGACAAAATACTTGACACTTGTCGAAGTTGTGTGTTATAATGTCAATGAATTAGCGTTTTAAGCTAATTTTAAGGGGAGGTATTTATGAAAAAAACAAATTTTTACAAAAAGCATCATTTAGTTGCGGTCTACGATGAGGATGATAATTTAGTGGCCGTGTGTGACAATGCGAGAGAATTTGCAAAAGTTTTCGGAAGGACTCAGCGAGACGCTGATTCCATATTAAGCAGGATTGCAAAAGGCGAACGTTCGTATTTTCTACACAACGATGAAAAACTATTTATTTACTTCATAGACTTAGAACCGAATGAGGTTCGAGAATTTTCAATGATATTTTAGGAGGAAAGAAAGATGAAAAAATTTAAAAACTTAGAGAATTATACTGAGGCAACTCAGTATATTCAAAACATTTTTGATGTTCCAGTATCTCAAAAGGAGATTGCAGAAGAACAAGAGGAAGCAGTTATCGCAACTATTATTTGGTTGTTTGATAATGCGAAGAATAGCGCTGTTCGAGCGGCTATTCACCATCACGCACTGGGTAGCGGTGTTTATCTAGACACTAGCGAGGAAAGAGAAATTAGCAAGTATGTTCACTACAAAGAGATGTTTTGTGAATACTTCAACCAATCTCGTCATTATGCACAGCTAAAGTGCAATGACGGTTCAAACAAGACGCTTCGGTATTTAACCGAAGTTACTACATACATAGTAGATGATGCGGGTGAAGAACACTTCATCCAAAACAACTATTTAAAAAAATATCTTGAATAAACCCGCGTTATATGTGGTTTGCCGATTTAGAAGCAAGCCACATTTTTATTTGAAAAGGAGGTGAGAACATGGAAAAAAAATCAGTAATTAATCTAAATAAAATTAGAGGATTAAGAGCTGAACACAACGAAACGCAAAAAGATATAGCAGATATACTCGGCATTCACATCTCGAGCTATCAAAGCAAAGAATGGGGTATAAGCGAATTTAAACCATCAGAATTAAAAACTTTAGCCGATCGTTGGGGGGTGGACATTAGCGATTTGTTCTGTTAATTTTTTTTACTTTGTTTGTCGTGAATTAATCGACATCATTTGAAAAAACAGTATGATAATGCGAGTTTTCATCGACAATAATAAATTAATCAAACACAAAATAAAAATGCGAAAAATCGCAAATTTTAAGCCTTAAATCCGATTTTAAGTTAAGGCGGACAATCTCTAAAGCATAAGATTTTATGAGGTGTTAAATAATGGAAAGAAAAATTGAATCCAATGCAACGAAGGAGGAATCATGCACATTACTGGAACAACGCATTTGATGGACTTATGGGCTGACTTACAGATGCAAAAAGCCATTGTTAAGAAGCCCTTAAGCGAAGAAGCAAAAAAAGAACTCATCGATATTTACGATGAGTATAAACGACTTGGCGGCACTAAAACCGACCACCAAGTAGAAGAATGGAAGAAGGGGATAATGACAAATGAGAATTGAATTAAAACAAATTGTGATGCATAACTTCAAGGGGATCAAAGACTTAACTATTAATTTTATTGGCAATATGAATATTTACGGCGATAATGCCACAGGTAAAACAAGCATCTTGGATGCGTTTCTTTGGTGTTTATTCAACAAGAACGCTCAAAACGTTACAAGCTTCAATGTGAAGCCATTGCTACCAGATGGCAGCGAATTACACAACCAAGAATATTCAGTCGAACTTGTATTCGACATTAACGACGATGAAAAGTCGTTTAAAAAAGTCTTAAAGGAAAATTGGTCAAGAAAGCGTGGAAGTAACGAAACCGAATTTTCCGGCCATACAACTGATTATTACATTAATTCAGTGCCAGTTCAAGAAAAGCTATACAAAGCCGAAGTGGCGAAGCTTGCGGATGAAGAAATTTTCAAAATGATTACAAATCTGTATTATTTCAACCAGAACCTAAGTTGGCAAAAGCGACGCCAAATTCTGCTAGAGCTTGTTGGCAACGTGAGCGATGCGGATGTCATTGCATCAAACAAAAACCTAAAGCCATTATTGGCAGAACTTGAAAAGAAAACAGTCGATGAATTATTGGTGATTGTAACAAACTCCAAGAAAAAGATTAATGATCAATTAAAAACCATCCCGATTAAAATCGATGAGCTTTCAAAAATCGATTATTCCGAAATTGATGGTTTATCAATAAACTCAATTAATGACCGACTTTCTAACCTTGAAATAAAACGTGATGAACTAATCGCTCTTAAGAGCAATGGTGATACCGCAAACCAATTATTACAAATTGAAAATGAACGCTTGCGGATCGAAAACGAAATCGCAAGGCTAAGAAACTTTACTTCAACAAAACAAATTAAGCTCGATGAAATCGCTAGCGAAGGAAGAAGCCTTAAACTTAAACACCAAAGCGCAACTGATCGTATGAACGATTTAAATCGCTCAATCGATAATGCTAAAAAAGAAATCGAAAGCTTAGAAAAGACCCTCGATAGCTATATTGCGAAAAAAGAAGAGTTGTATCAACAATATGACTTAGAATTCGCAAAAGAATTTGTCGTGGACAACTGTTCTTACTGCGGACAACCCTTGCCAGACCATAAAGCAGAAGAACTAAGAGAAAAGTTTAACTTAACCAAATCAAACACAATAGAAAAAATCGTAGCCGATGGCAAATCACTAAATGTCAATATGAAGGAAATCGAAGAAAAGATTGCCGACCAAGAAGCGAACATTAAGAATTGTGAAAAGGAATTGGATGAAGTTATTGAACAAGCAAAAGCATTAAAGGTTCAAATTGATGCCAAAGCTGAAGAATGGAAACGAGTTAATGCAGAGCCAGAATCAAATCCTAATCAAGCCAAGATTGATGAACTTGATACTAAACTTGCCGAACTTATTATGCAAAAGCGCGATTTACAAACTAACACAAGTTTTAATCGAGAAGATGAACTTGAAGGTGTAAGAAACGAAATCACAAGCTTAAATCGCAAGCTTGCAATGTTTGATCTCAAGAAGCAAAACGACTTACGGATTAGAGAATTGTCCGAAGAAGAACAATTCCTTACCGAACAATATGAGAAAGAGGACAAGCTTCATAAACTATGCGAAGAGTTCATTACAACCAAAGCATCATTATTGGAAGATAAAGTGAATTCACAATTCGAGTTCGTTAAGTTCAAATTATTTGAAACGCAAATCAACGGTGGCATTAAGGAAATCTGCGATGCAACTGTGAACGGAGTGCCTTATTCTGATCTCAATCACGCAATGCAAGTAAATGCGGGCTTAGATATCATTCAAGCGCTTCATAAAGTTTATAACGTGAAAGCACCGGTATTTATCGATAATGCCGAGTCAATCACTCAAATTAAGCCAATCGATACGCAAATCATCAGACTTGTTGTATCCGAAGCAGATAAAAAATTAAGATTTGAAAATGCAATTTAGGAGGAAATGTATGAATCAAACACAAAATGAGGAAAAAAAGGAATTAAAAATTCCGGACATTGGCAAAAAAGCATTACATAATATGCTAGTTCAAGTTGAACAATTTGCCAGCATCGAAAACACGCCATTGACGGCAAAAGAAAAAGCATATGCAGCCGACATTGTCATGGCGATTATTAAGCAAGTTGAAGAACGCAAAATTGACTGGAGAGATGTAGATGTTAAAGACGTTGTTGGTCAAATTAAGCGTTATGCACGACTCCAACTATCAATTACTGAAAACGAATTGTATGTCGACGTTCGCAGAAATGGAAAGACCGGCAAGTTTGACGTTGCAGTTAAAAAGCAATATCAAGGCATCGACAAAGAATTAATTAAATGGTGCAGTAAATCAATCGTTCGTTTTTTAAGTGGAGTTATTTGCCAGGGAGACGAATTTGAAACCGATGTTGATTTCGAAACCGGTTTAGAAAAAGTCGTGAAACACAAAAAAAACAACAGTGTTGACCGCAACAAGTTAGAAAACATTATAGGCGCTTACAAAATCGCTTATGTATTAGAAGATGGAAAGTTGGTGCAATATCCGGTAGTTATCGATAAAAATCGCATCATGAGAGCTTACAATGCATCGCCAACAAACGAAAAACCTATTTGGAAAGCAGATACTCAACGAATGGTTTTGAAAACCGCCACATGGTGCCTTTATAATTATGTCTTAAAACCGTTCATGAGTGTTCCGGTTGAGTTAAAACAAGATTGGGCAAAAACGCAAGATGAAATGAATTTTGACAATGTCGTTGAAGCCGAGGTTGTTGCACAAGAAGAAGTTAAGCAACTTGCTAACACTGGCGAAGTTGTCGATATTCCGCTTGATACAGAAGAAGTTGAAACACTTGGCGAAGTTGAACAAGTAGTCGAATTTGCCGAAGAACCACAACCAATTAAGCAACAAGAACCAACAAAACAAGCGGTCGCAAGAAACCGTCCGTTCTAATATGGAAATTATCCCAATTGCAAGCTCTTCAAATGGGAACTGCTATTACATTTCGGATGGTAGTTCCCACCTCCTGATTGAATGTGGCATAAGGATTGATAAGATTGCAAAAGCGATTCCTGTCAATCTAACAGAATTAAACGGATGCTTAATATCGCACGAGCACAAAGATCACAGCTTAAGTGCTAGCAAACTATTAAGATATTGCCATATATTTGCAAGCAAAGGAACATTGGAAGAGTTATCAATCGAAAGTTACAAATACAAGCAACACGAAATCAAACACAATCAGGCATTAAGAATTGGAACATTTGCAGTAATAGGCTTCAACGTTCAACACGATGCAAAAGAACCACTTGGCTATTTAATTTATTCAGAAGCAACAAAAGAAAAATTATTATTTGCAACCGATACGTTTTATATACAATCAAAATTCGCAAAACTCAATTACATAATGATTGAGTGTAATTACGCTAAAGAAATACTTAAGAAGAATATCGAAGGAGGAAAAATTCCGAAAGTTGTTGCGAAAAGATTATATAGCAGTCACTTTGAACTCGAGAACGTTAAAGAGTTCCTTAAAGCGAATGATTTATCGCAAGTTAAAGCGATTTATTTAATGCATTTATCGGATGGCAATTCCGATGAAATAAGATTCAAACACGAAATAATGGCATTAACAGGGAAACCTGTAATCGTATGCTCGAAAGGATGAAAAAATGAACGAATACGTAAAAATCGAAATGGTCGGTGAAGTTTACTCCCATCCAGAAATAAAGTATGGCACCAAGAAAGATGGCTCAAGTTGGTCGATGGCGAAAATCGCCGTAAGGGCTGATGGAAGCATTAAAAACTGTTTGACATTTTCAAAAGGCGATATTGCCTATATAAATAATTTGGTTCCTGGTGATAAAGTTTTTGTGGTTGGTTTTCTCAAGAAAAGCAAAGGCTCAGAGGGCAAGTGGTACGAAAACGTCGAAATAAGTTTCATCCAAGCACAAAGCGGCTTTAATCCACCAAAAGCCAAAGACCGATACCAAGATTATACAGAGGATCAATTAGCACAAACACAAGCAAAACCAGCCACAACACCTTACGATTATATGCCAGAACCACCAGCTGCACCAAAGCCAAAAGCACCAGCTTCACCACCACAATATCAGCAGCCTCATCAATTTAACGATGATGACCTACCATTTTAAGTAGGTCCTCATTTACAGCAAAAATTGGAGGAAGAATATGGAAAATTATTTACTTAATATGCCAATACCAAAATTAGATAAAGCCGATGAAGAAAAAACGGTCAGACCAATTAATGACCCAAAAAAGAAATACCGCTTCTCTTTAGCTAAATATATCCAGGATAGGCTCGAAGATGGCGAAAATCCAGAAGTATTAACAAAACGAGTTAATGCTTGGGTGAACGGATACGATGGCAAAATTGTCGTTGGTAATATGGTTTATGATGATAACGGACTCGGTATCCCAGCTTTCGCTGAATGGTGTGATGATATTACCAATGGTGAAAAGCGCAAAAAGAAATCCGCAAAAACGGTTTTTGAAACGAAGCCAAATCCGGTTAGAAAGAAAAGAACAAGCACCAAGCCAAAGGTTGCAAGAAAACCAAGACCAAATGAAACAACAGATGATATCGAAATAATTGAACCTACTAAAAAAGGTGGACAAGCCCATGAAAAAAAGAAAAAAACGAAGATTTAATTATGACCTTTGCAAATTCTGCAATCTCGAAGAACAAGAAAAACATACTGAATGGATTAAATGTATTGCTGTTGATAATGCAGAAATCCACTTGTCGAGATTAACTTGCAAAAGGGCTGACTACGCAAAACGCAATAGGGGGTTAAGATGAAATATCGAGTCGGCGATAAAGTCAAAGTTGTTAGGGATGACAATGATATAAATTTTAATGGCGCAGTTGGCGAAATAGTGAAAATCCTAACCTACAATGATTTTAAAAAATTGCCTTATTGTGTTGTTTTCGAGAAACCAATTATAAACGCTTTAAATAAGCTAGAGCATTATCGTTGGTATAACGAACATGAAATCACATTAATTGAATAGGGGGAACTATGAAAAAAATCGATCAATCAAGAAAAGCAAAACAAAATTTTGATTCACCGATATTGCCTTTTCTACAAGGCAAAGAAAGAATTGATAAGAAAGCTCTATGCTATCACTTATCACAACCAATGATGTCAAGGCCTTTAGATGGCAGAACAGTAAGAGAAAAAATCAGCGAAGTATCGCTTTATTATCCAGTTTTGTCTAGTTCAAAGAAAAAAGGATATCGCTTGGCGAGACCGTTCAAAGGATTAAGCCTTAAGGAAGCCAAAGATGAACGAAGCGAGGTACGAGAAACGGCAAACGAAATCATGAGCCGGATTAATTACTTGAAGCGAAAATTAAAGCCGCTAATCGCTTACGATAAAGCAATTAGTAAATATATTGCTGAATTAGAACAGCACGAGGCATCCTATGGCAACTAAAACAAATTCAAAAACAAAAACAGTTTATGTATTCGACTTAGAAAAATATATTGCTGATTGTGAACGCAGAGGATTTACTAAAAAAGAAATTCGAGAAAACGTTGAACAATGGGCCGGCAAATGCAATGGACTGACTGTAGGTGAAATCGGCAACCGTTATGGATATGTAATAGTTAATGACTGGTGTAAAGAGGTGGTTTATTCACTATGACCGAATTTAAATATGATTTATCGAAATATATAAATAGTGAAATCAATGCCCAAGATGCCAAAATGCTTATGATAAGCTTCTATAGCGCTTATGGCCAAGAACTAGACCAAGTATTAACTAAGTTCCTAAAGTCAAAAGGCTATCGGCCACAGCTGAAAGAGAAATACGTTGCTAATCTACAAAAGAAGCTCTTAAAAAGCGGCAAAGTCTTAGTTTACTTTGAAACACCAGTTATACTTTCCGATTTAGCAATGTCAATTAGATATAAATTCGACATAATCCCGTTTGAAGAAATTAAGCCGTTAATTCCTAATGGTTCCAAAATCGTAGGATTAATAAAGATTGAAATCAGAAACGAAGATGAGGTATTGAAGCAATAATGGCAGAGCGAAGAATGTTTGCAAAAACTATTATTGACAGTGATGCATTTTTAGAAATGCCGCCAACGACTCAAAATCTATATTTTCATCTAGCTATGCGAGCAGATGATGATGGCTTTATTAACAGACCAAAATCAATCATGCGCATGTGTGGCGCTAGAGATGATGATATGAGTATTCTTATAGCCAAAAAGTTTATCATTCCTTTTGATACTGGCGTTGTAGTAATCAAGCACTGGAAAATACACAATTATATTCAAAAAGACCGATACAAACCTACAGTTTACCAAAAAGAAAAAGCTCTTCTAGTAGAAAAGTCAAATAAGAGTTATCGGTTAATAAAACCAGGCGAAATCGATTGTATCCAAAATGTATACAACACGGATACACAGGATAGGTTAGGTAAGGATAGAGATAGTATAGAGTTAGAGTTAGGTAAGGATAATTTACAGACTACGTCTGTGTCAGTTGACACTGACTCCGTAAAAGCTTCGAGAATCGATTATCCAGCTATCCTCACTTATTGGAACGAAAAATCAAAATTAAAACCTATTACCGCAATCACTGAAAAACGCAAATCTCATCTTAATGCACGCATCAAAGAATATGGTAATGATTCGATTTTTAAGGTAATTGATAATATTAGTAATTCGCCATTCCTTCAAGGCCAAAACTCTAGAAATTGGATGGCAGATTTTGACTGGGTGATTAGACCAAATAACTATGTTAAAGTCCTTGAAGGCAATTACAACGATAAACAAGTACCAAAGCCTGCACCAATAAAGCAAGATATGACAATTTTAGAAAAAGATGATTTGCTTTCAAGACTTTATAGCTATGCGGAAACATGCTATAATCGTGAGTTGCTTGAGTATGAAAAGACTATGATTAGTGAGTGGATCGATATTGGCTATTCATACGATCAGATATCAAAAGCGATATTCGACAGCTTAAAAGCGAAAAAAATGCATCTGCAATATGCTAACGCGTTATTATACAGCAGAACGACAAGACCAACTGCCGAAATCGATCCAGAGTTAAAAGCAATGCTGGACTCTGTATATAAAAAATCAGCATAGAAAGAATATGGAGGAATTTAAATAATGAACGAAAAAAATATATCTATTGTTATTTTAGTGACTATATGGATTTTTGTTATAGCAACATTTGCAATTGTTAGTTTTGCACGTGTTAAAAAACTAGAAAGCGTCTTGGAAGAATTATATGAGGAACTTGATGAAGCGTTTGAAGAAGTGGATTGTGAAGAAGACACTTTTGTTCGCGAAATAAAAGAACTAAGAGAACGCATTAAAGCATTAGAAAAAACAAAAAACACCGCTAGCGACATTGAAACAATAAAAAACGCACAGTTTGGAATTGGAACAATTGTACACCGGCTTGAAAATAACGGAGTATATTATTATACTATTAAGATTGACAACGACACAGCGGTTATTTCGAGCAGAGACTTATTCTCTGTGGATGAAACGGTAATTGTATGCCGAATTGAGAACACGTTATTTTTAATTGATATATCTTAGGGGGTAAAAATATAAAAATGAAAATTAAAGGCTTTAATAAAGATTTACAATGTCGAGGCACACCCAATAATGAAGTTGGCGAAAGAGGCGTAAATTATGAAATAGAAAAAACAAAAATTGTTTCTTGTGTCAATGGCTTTGTTACAAGTGGGTTAATGAAAATAAATAATATTATAATAGAAGATTACCACGAGCAAGATTGTTGCGAGCACGTATATGCAGATTTTTCAGCACTAGAAGATACAACGTTTTTTGATGAATTAAAAGGCAAAAATCTAACAGCAAAAGAAGTTGCAAATAATATCGAATTAGTAGAAGGAAAGGGTTTTAGAATTTTTGGTTATTTTGTTCCTTGCTATGACGTTCAAAACGGTTATTACAGCGGCAACTTAACTTTAATAATTACAGAGGAACACGGAAAAAACAAAATAGAAATCGACCTAACAAACTGTACTTTTTGGGAGCAAATATAATTTGTAAAAATTGCGGACAAGCATTGAAGTGGAGTGAACAATGAAACAATGTGCATTATGTCAAGAAGAAATTAAAGGGACGCTTTACTACTTTAAGAAGGAGTTTTATTGCCAAACGTGTTTTAACGTTATAAAAGAGATTAGGAAAGGAATTAAAAATGGAGTGAGTATATGAAATTAAAACAAGTTAAACCGTTAGAGTACAACGTTATTCAAATGGTAAATGGAGTGTTAGAAATAACAACTTTCAACCGAAAAACAAGACAGTTGATTATTTATAAAATTGATGATCTATTATTAAGTGATGATTTAATATTAACAGTTGACGATAAAACACTTAATATGATTAAAGTTTTATATGAACAAAGTAGTATATCAATCACAACTGATAAAAACGTAGTAACAATTAAAGGCAAAAACGCAACCTATGAAGCGTCAATGTTAGAAAAGATATCATTGCCAATTATCGTCGAAAGCAACCTTATAAGCGTAAAAACAAGTCTAAAAGCGCTCAAAAAGGCAACTAAGTTCGTTAGCAAGTCAGACATAAAGCCTGTATTAACGGGAGTGTTCTTGCAAGAAAATGGGAAAGTATTAGCAACAGACGCTTATAAAGCGTATTTGTATAACCCTAATTATTTACCACCAGAAGATAAGCCAAGACAATACGTTGTGCCGACATGGTTTATAGATGCTATTCAATCTAATGATGATGAAGTCGAAATCAAAGTATCGCCACTTACCGCAATGTATGAAAACGAAGATATGACGGTTTATACTAATTTAATCATTGGCGATATACAATTCGAACGTTTGTTTGATTTAAACACAATAAGCGAATTAAGAATTAACAAGACCGATATAAGCAAAGAGTTAAGTATTATGGCAAGTTTGGTCGAAAAGAACGCAGTAGTAAGGTTCATTGTAAACAATCGAAATCTTATGCTATCGACAGTTAGCGAGTTAAACGCTTATGAAACGATAATTGCATTAGAAAAAGGCTTTGACACAAGAGATATACTAACGGGATTTACGCTTGAATATTTACAAACAATCGTTGGATCTTGTGAAGATTTTATCATTATAACTTACACTGACGCATTAAGACCGTTCCTAGTTAAGTCTGGCAATGATAGATTTATTTTATTACCTGTAAAGTTGTGATTACAATTTTTAAGGAGTTGTTATGACTGAACATGAATTTATATTAGAAGATAGAATAGCAAAAATACAAAGCATAATCAAACCTGGGGTTGAAGAAAGATGTTATCTATCATTTAGTGGTGGTAAAGATAGTACAGTTTTACACTATTTATTAGATGAAGCAATACCAAATAATACAATTCCGAGAGTTTTTATAAATACTGGTATTGAATACAATATGATTGTTGATTATGTAAAGGAATTAGCAAAGAATGATAATCGATTTGTTATTTTGAATGCTGGGAAGAACATTAAAAAAACCCTTGAAGAAGTTGGTTACCCTTTTAAAAGCAAAGAACATTCTTTAAAAGTAGGTGAATATCAAAAAGGCTCAAGATCCAAAAGTGTTTTAGATTATATGCAGGGAAAATCTAGTTTTAGTTGTCCTAAAAAATTGTTATATCAATTTGAAGAAGATTTTAATATCAAATTAAGCGATAAGTGCTGTTATGAATTTAAAAAAAACCCACTTGCACAGTATCAGTCGGAATCAGGTAAAACAATAGCGCTTACGGGTATGCGAAAAGAAGAAGGAGGACGAAGAGCCCATATAAACTGTATTGTTACTGATAAAGCCGGTAATATTAAAAAATTTCATCCATTGGCTGTTATTAGTGAACAATGGGAAGAATGGTTTATTGAAAAGTTCAATATTAAACTATGCGATTTATATTATGAGCCATATAACTTTAAAAGAACAGGGTGCAAAGGTTGTCCTTATAGTCTTGATTTACAATCACAACTAGAAAAAATGTATTTATATTTACCAAATGAAGCTAAACAATGTGAATTAATTTGGCAACCTATCTATGAGGAGTATAGACGAATAAATTATCGACTAAAAAGGAATATTCAATTATCATTATTCGATATGGGGTTGTTATGTGATGGAAGCAGTAAGACAAAAGAAAATTAAGGGAATATAAGTCAATTATTTACTATTTACGAAAAAGGAGGCAATAATTATCGTTGTAGAAAATATCAATACCAACGTTTACTTTTTCAAAACCTATCGAGATTTAAAGTTATCCCTCGAAGCCGCAAAATCCAAAATTAAAGTCTGGCAAAAGGAATTAGATATTTTAGTCTATGATAACGGCCCAAAAGATATAAAAGCTATTGATCCAAGCGAAATCAAAGTATCATATACTAGACCGCCAATAACAGAAATCTATCAGCGAATTGCAGAGCTCTCAACTTGGATAGCAAATGAAAAAATAATCGTTAAAACCATCGAACAAGAATTGGACAAGCTAGCAGAAAAAGCCGAAGAAATGGCATGCTTATTTGACGATGACTTGGAGCTGACGGTGTTTAATTTGAGATTTATCAAGGGCATGAGGTTAAAAGATATTGCCGATGAAACGGGGTATTCGCACATTTACATAAAGGAAATTAGCTCTGAAATTAAGCGGAAATTAACCTAAAATATAACTTCCTACCAAAAACCTACCGTTTCAAAAAGTCAAGCGTGATATAATGTAAGGTGAAAAGGTATGTGCTTTTCAAACACGCATTCATGCAATTGCCAATCTCCTAAATGACATCATAATTTTCCTCTTTTTCTAAAATACCTAAATATGCGGTGAGCTGATAGGTATTTTTTTGTTTTCAAACCATTATTAATATAAATATTTATATTATATAGATATTTGATATTTAAAAAATATATAGAAGGGGGTTATTATTAATAAAAGTAGTATTATGAAAAAAGATAAAGATATTAATAAAGCAAAAAATGATAATAACACCTATTTAGAAAAGGTCGTTAAGGCATCGCCAAAAACAGTTGCTAAGAATAAGATTAAGCCTAAAAAGAAAAAAAAGAAGCCGGATACTGAAACCGGTAAAAAAAAACTAACACTCAAACAAAAACGCTTTATAGATAATTATATTATTAGTGGAAATGCAACGGACGCAGCCATTAAAGCAGGGTATTCAAAGAAAACAGCGGCACAATGCGGCGCAGACAATCTTAGAAAATTATATATTAAACAAGCAATCGAAGAACAACTGAAAAAAATCGAGGATGCGAAGATAGCAAAAGCAGATGAGGTATTGAAATTTATTACTTCAGTTGTTCGCGGCGAGGTCAAAGATCCCGTTGTTGTAACAGAAGGCCGAGGTGACGGATACAGTCTAGCAAGAATAGTCAACAAGCCTGCAGGTCTTAAAGAACGATTATCTGCGGCCAAACAACTGATGAAGCGTTACGGTCTGTTCACTGACAAGGTTGAGATTAAAGACACGACCGAAAGAATCAATCCACAGCACGAAGAAATCCTTAACGCTATTCGTGGGCGCAAAGTTGAAGGTTTTAACGATGAGTAAGAAACTGATTATTAACGATCGTTTTCTCGATGTCATGACGGTTGCTTTATCACCTAAAACCCGATTGCTGGTGGGCGAGGGCACAATACGTTCAGGCAAAACGGTCGATATTAAAAATGCTTTTTTTGAAGCAGTGCAAGATAGTGACGAAGAGATGCATTTGATTGCGGCGCAAGACTTAGATGCCATCAACGATAATATTTTAGATGGATTCGATGGTCTTTTAAATATTTACCCTGAATATTTAAAAATAACGAGGGATGAAATCGGTGGTTTTTACATCGCTTGTAAATGTGATTTACCCGGAAGACCAAGAGAGAAAAAGATCCTTTTAGCCGGTACAGTGAATGCCAACAAATGGAAAAAGATTTTAGGTAAAACACTTGGTGTTATCATGGTCGATGAAGTAAATACCGCATCAGAACAATTTGTCGATGAGTGCTTCTCCCGTCAAGCTAGCGCAAATAGGCCTTTAACGCTTTGGACTTTAAACGGCGATGTGCCGACACATTGGATTTATGAAAAATACATCAACCGCTGCAAGATCATTGGTGAAGCACCTGCATCAATTAGAGCCGATATGGACAAAGTGCAAAAAGAAGCCAGATGGTATTATATGCACTTCACGATGAAGCATAATCCAATCATGACACCTGAGAAGATTGAGGCGGCATCTAGAATATATCCCGTTGGCAGTTATTACTACACGATTAAAATTCTTGGCGAGCGTGGCGCACCTGGTAAGCTTATTTATCTTGATTATTTGAGCGAACAGCTGTTTAAACCATTTAAATCTGAAGAGTGGTTTAAGTACACAATCGGTGTCGATATTGGAGCCGGGCGTGCGAAGAACTCATTTTCGCTTCGTGCATTTAAGCACGATAATTCAGAAACAATGGTTGTTGATGGATGGGAGTTTCAAGGCTTAGGATATGAGGAAAAGAAAAAGAAGCTAATTGCTTTTTGCCAAATGTATAAGCATTTACCAATTACTGGCATTTTCATCGACTCAGCAGAAGCGAATTTCATCCGTGATATACAAGGCGACTTTAAGCGAATGGGATTGCCAGAAGTCGCAGAATCTTATAAAGCTACGATCAAAGAGCGCATTGATATGAATATCGTTTTATTTGCGACCAAACGGTCGTTTTTTAATTCCGATTCGGCATTCGCCAAAAGATTATATCAAGCTTATTCAATTGCAAAATGGGTTGAGGGAAAAGAAGGCGAAGAGCGAGAAGATAAGAACGAATGGCTAAATGACTTAATTGACAGCGATGAATATGCACAAACACGCTATATGAAAGCGCTCATGAAAGCATCGAAAGAGGTGATCTAAAATGGGAATTAGAGATTGGTTTCGAGAAAGGCGATTAGAGCGATTAAGGAGGGATTTACTAATGCTTCAAGAATCCGGCAAAGACAAAACACCAAACTTCAATCCGGCACACTTTAAAACATTTACCGAGATAGCGCCGGACCTCGAATTTACCTTAAGCGTTCAAGAGAATCTTGCTTGGTTTATTGGTAAACCACGGTTATTAAGACAATTTTATGCAACGCATCCAATAGTAACTGGCGATTTAAAATATTTTTGGCAAACTGCTCCTGGTGATGTTATCAAGCGACATACCGGCATTCCAAATACGGCTGCAAACAAAATGGGAGTTATTTTGTTCGGCAATGGTTTTACATCAAGAGTCGAGATTTTTAAAACTGATGAAAACGGGAAGCCAACGAATGAGATTGATGATAAAGCATCGAAGCTAGCAACGGAGAACTTAGAAATCCTTAAAAAGAAAACTGAGCTTGTGGACCACTTGAGAAACGGTGCAGTTACTGAATCAGTTTTCGGTCATCTTTTTGGTAAGTGGAGCTATGATATTGAATTATCTGAGTATCCGATATTCGAGATTGCTAGCGTGATGAATGCTGAGTTAGTTAAGACACGAGGCGTCACAACCGCAATCGTTTTTAAAAACTATCACACGATAGGCGATAAACTATACGTTCACAAAGAAACGCACACCACTAACGAAAAAGGTTTCGCAATGTATATTAACAAGCTGTATGCATTAGACAAATCCACCGGAAGCGAAAAAGAAGTGCCTTTAACAACAATCCCGCAAACTGCAAATCTAAAGGATGAATTTGTTTTTGAAGGTATAATCGGTATGCTTGCATTTGAAAAGCCAAATAAACTACCGAATGCGGAATTCCCTAATTGTCCGTATGGAGCGAGCGATTATGCAGGCGCACATAATGTTTTCGATGCACTCGATGAAGTCTTTAGCGAAATGGTTTCAGAAATCCGGAATAATAAGCCTCGGCGCTACGTGCCAGAGAATATGATTCCAACAAATAGAAACGGCGAGAAACAACCACTTGATCCATTCGTTACAAACTATGTTAAAGTCACTGGCGATATCGACCAAGACGCTCAAAACAAAATTGAAGTGACAGAAATCAACGATAAGCACGAATCACTACAAAAGAAATATGATACGCTTCTTACAGCTGCACTTAATAAAATGGGATTATCACCGCTAGCGATTGGCGATCCTGGAATGGTTGCAATGAACTTGGGTGACAAATCACAACAAGAAAAAAACAAGACAACACTAGAAACACGAAACCTTAAGCTTCAGTCTTGGATTCCGTTTATCGAAAAAGTCTTGTTGCAAATGCTTTCGCTTAATGCTTGGATCCAAAAACAATTCGGTGTCGAGCAAGAAGGCTTAAATAGACTTGAAATTGATTTTTCAAATTGCAATGTCGCAATTGAATTCCCAGACTATATTCAAACTTCTGATAAAGAAGTTATCGATACTTGGGGTGCAGCAAAATCAAATTATCGTGTAGCTTCAACAGAAACAGCAATCAGGTATATTCATCCGAATTGGTCCGAAACACAAATTTTGGATGAAGTTAACCGCATTCGTTTTGAGGAAGGCATGAGCTTCGATAATCCTAACAATCTTCCCGAGTTAACCGGCATTAGCGAAATCGAAAACGAAATTGAAAACGAAGACGAAGACGAAGAAAGTCAACAAGTCAACCCAGATGAAAACATCGACAAAAAAGTAGAAGGTGCTGGCGGTGGCAACGAACAATAATCCACCAAGACAAATTTTAAGTCCTGATGCATCAGTGTCTGGACCAATGATTGTGGCACTTCAGAGCGCAACAACCAAAATCAAGGAACTAATCACGCAAGCAATTTTACAAGGCGCATCGCAAGAGGAACTAACAAAGCAGCTTAATAAAGTGATTGCTGAAGCGTGTGAGAAAATTCGCGATCCAACGCTAAAGGAAGAAATCCGGAACGGCTTTGTCGTTAGTGCTAAAAAATGGTATTATGAGCTTAACCAAACCATCAAAACTGTAAACCACAACTTACGCAATAAAGTCTTAACCGTGGTACCAACCACAACGCTTTACGCTTTAGACATAAACGCGATATTCAAAAGCGGTCCAAAGCAAATTATCGATAACTTCAGGCCTTATATGGACTTTAACGCAAAAGGACGAGCATTAATCGAGGGTTACGAGAACAGCGTTAAGTTAGGATTAAAGGCAATCGCAGCCGATCCACCAATCAGCACTAGACTTACTAAAGATGGGAAACCAGTCAAAGTATCTTTAAGAAATCGTGTCGAGATGGCTATTCGTTATGATGCTAATCTCAAAGACGTCAAGAACTTAGTTGATAATGGCGTTAAGCTAGTATGGACCTCAAGCCACCCAAACTGTTCTCCAAGATGCGCTCCGCATCAAGGCAAGCTATATTCTCTCGACGGAACAAGCGGAACGATTAATGGCATCAGATACACACCGCTTGCAGACGTCTTAAAGCTTAACGGTGGCAATTCCATCATCAATGGCTATAACTGCAGGCATCGTTTAATCGAATATCGACCAGGAAGCCGTCCACCGACTGATTATACCGTAGAAGAAATTAAGCGTGAATATGCAATCGACCAAAGGCAAAGGAATTATGAAAATACGATTCGGAACTTAAAAGCCGAAGAAAGATTGCTAAGGCAAGCAGGATTTACTAAAGAAGCGAGTGAATTACGTAAGAAGTGGCAATATTTAAACAAAAATTATGAAGCGTTCTCATTGAGAAATGGGCGGCCATTTTATAGATGGCGGACAAGAATTAGTGAGGATGAAATTTCCAAAAAATCATTTATTAACAAGAAAAAATGATTTTAAGATTTCAAAAAGCCCATACTCAGATAGTATATATTCATTACCACAAGATGAAAAGATTGACTGGGGACAAAAGCCGGAATATTCTTATCGAGTTGCGGACCACTGGAATTGGGAACAGGACGGAAAAATACACTGCCCTACCGAAACTGGCGAAAATTATGGGTGGGCATTATGCCAAGTCATTGATGGCAAATATCGCCTTATCATGAAAATTAAAAAATAGAAAGGTAGAAAGGAATTAACATGAAACGAATACTACTGTTTATTTTTTTAATTGTGCTTATCTTTGTTCAAACAGGTTGTAAAACAAAAGAAATAGAAATAGGTGATAATGGCATATTAACACCCGACATTCCGGTTCAAAGCGAGTATGTGTTTTTGAATTATGAGGATGCATTAAAAAAATTAAAAGACAAATCACCAACCCAAATCGATAATAACAGCATCTTAAAACGAGGTGCTTTTATTATACCCAAAATCTCGCTGGTAAGCGATAGCCTCCCAAACTTTCAAATCACGGGCGCACCGTGTAAAAAAGCGTACGAAAGGAGAAAGCAAAAATTATGGAAAAACTTATCGAATTAGTAGGTAAAGATGTGTTCGAACAACATATCAAACCGAAACTCAAAGAAGGTGCGAATTATTTTTTCGGTGAAGGCGAATTCATCCCTAAATCAAGATTTGATGAAGTGAACAACCAAGTTAAGGATCATAAAAATCAAATAGCCGAACGGGATAAACAGCTTGAAGAATTAAAAAAATTTGCGAAAGGCAACGAAGAACTAACTAAGAAATTTGAGGAATTACAAGCTACGTACACCAAAGAAAAGCAAGAGTATGAAGCGAAAATCCAAAAGCAAGAATACGACTTCGCTTTCCAAACCGAATTATCGAAGCATAGGGCAAAAGATATCGATTTGCTTAAGGCCAAGATTGACAACACAAAAATAACCTTCAAAGATGGCAAATTCTATGGCTTAAACGAACAAATCGAGGGATTAAAGAAAACGCACGCTTATATCTTCGATGAAGCATCAAATCAAATACCGCCAAGAGGCGGAGCACCAATTATTCCAGGTGGTATTCCAACAAAACCAGGAATGGGAAATCCAGCACCGGTAGAGAATCCAAAACCGTGGAATAAGCACAAACATGGCATTTAAAAAATTTAATTTGAAAGGAGCTAATTATTAATGTCTGTTGTAGTTCATTCTCTAAATTATGCTGAGCAATTCAGCCCAGTATTACTCCCAATCATGATTCAGGAGGCTTTAACAAGTCCGTTCATTGTGCCTAATGTTAAATGGCTGGGCGCAAAAACATTCCATTTCACGCAAATGTCAACTTCTGGTTACAAAAACCACTCAAGAACTGGTGGATGGAATCGTGGCAAAATTACTCAACAAGACTTCGAATTCACCGTGAATGTTTCTCGTGATATCGAATTCTTAGTTGATAAAGCTGATGTTGATGAAACAAATTACATCGCATCTGCGCAAAATGTCGCAATGGTTTTCCAAAAAACGCAAGCTGTTCCAGAAAAAGATGCGTATTTTTTCAGTAAAGTCGCAACAACAGCCAAATCTTTAGGAAGCGCATATAGTTCTTCTACCGCAATCTCTACTTATTCTGTAGAAAACGTTTTAACCAAAATCAAAAGCGTAATCGCAAAAGTGAAACGTTATCGAAGAAGTCTTGTTGTTTATGTTCGTAGCGCTGTAATGGATTTGCTTGAATTATCAACTCAATTACAACGCAAGGTTGAAATGACTGTTATTCCAGATGGCGGCATCGGCATTGAAACTCGTTATACAATGATTGATGGCGTTCCTATCTTAGAAGCAATCGATGAAGACCGTTTCTTTGACAAATTCAACTTCAATCCAACAAACGGTGGTTTTGAACCAATCGCTAAGGTTGAAGCGGTTTATGCACAAACATCAGACCAACAAATTGATGAAGATAAAACTTATTACACTCGCTCTGGCGAAGAGGGCGCTTATGTGTATACAAAAGTTGCATCGCCAGTTGTTGGCAGTATTGGATCTTATTACGAATTAACAAATACTCCAGTTGAGGGCTCTAAGAAAATCAACGTCTTAGCTGCATCAACAGAAACTGTTGTAACTGTTCCAAAAATTAGTTCGATTTATTTCTTCGCACCAGGCGCTCATACACTTGGCGACGGATGGCTATTCCAGCAACGCGAAGACTATGACACATTCATTTTCCCTAATGGAAAAGACGGTCAAATCGATTCGATCGCTGTTGATATCGACACAACCGAATATACTACAGATTAGACCTAGTCTTAATTATCACTTAACTTAAAAACCCTTTTAATTTTTGTGGGGAGGATAAATACTTCCTCCCCTTATTTTTTTACTAAATGGAGGTTATATATGACCGAAGAAAAAATCAAAACATTTACAAAAGATTTTCTATTTAGAGCTGGTATCGATTTAGAGAAACGTTTGCCGGCAAATGATTTAGAAACAAATAAAGTCGATGCATTCGTTAACCGTATTGAGATGATGATTGAAGAAGAAATCATGGCAAGAAATCCCAACTATAGGCGTTGGAAAGAACGAGGATTATCTGAAGTGCAAGAAGATGCGATTTATAGGGCAATTCTTGAACAAGCGGCTTATGTATTTGTAGTTGGTGACTTTAATTACATATCCGGTTATGATCCTATTAGTGGCACACTTACTCCAATTGACGAATTAAGAAAACGCACCCTTAGCCCACAAGCTAAAAGAATATTAATGAATGCCGGACTCTTTTATGCCGGATTGAGAGGATGAGTCTATGTACATGAATTATCGATTCCCAGATCAAGCCATATGGCATAAACAAGTATTAGATCCGGACCATGAAATTTTAAGGCGTCACGTTAATTCTCACACTTTCAATTGCGTGGATTTATCAAGCACGCTCAAAGCGGCTCCTCAACAAATCGATCAATTAACAGGAACAATACGTGCGAAGGGATTAGGGAAAAGCCTTCTTTTAAGAACTGACGATCCAAAAGCCGCGGATTTTAAAATTGAAGATACTATCTTTTTCAAAGGGCATGAGTATCATATAACCCAAGTTTATGAAGTGCGTTCAAACGCTTTTTTAGGTGCGATGGAATATGAAATCTATTGCTCATAGGCTTAAGCTTGCTTGTGATGCGCTTTGTACGATTTTAAAAGCTGAAGCACCTTACGATACCGGAAATCTTGCATTAGATGGCATTCGGGTTATTGAAGGCGAGCCAGGATATTTTTATGTAGCTGTCGGTGGCGAAATTGCGCCTTATGCGAAATATACTCAAGAGTCTTGGGACAATTTCGAAGCGCCTTTAAAAGGGAAAAAAAACCCTAATGAAGGCTGGATTAACAGAGGAATCGAAAAAGCATTGCCGCTTATTAAGCAAATTATGGAAGGTGCAATAACGGAAGATGAAGCTAATGAATATTTAGAATCACGAGGATACACAAGAGAACTTAAAGAAAAACAAATCAAGCGTGCTGAATACTTAGAAGCAAAAGCTAGAAAGCTTGTATCATAGGAGGAAACTATGACATTTGAGCAAAAATACAAAGAGATTTTAAGAGCGCAGTTAGAAGCTGTAACCAATCGCAAAGTATATGTCAGTAACGACATTCACTACCAGCCACTCGACGATGATCCAGAAGCAATAGTTATGGTAATTAATACAGGTGGAACAAGTCGTTCATCGGTTGATGGATTCGATATGAACACATTGCCGATTAGCATTAATTTTATCTGCCAAGCAAATTATTTGCAAGAAATATTTGGCATCTTAAACCAAATCGCCAAAGAGAACAACGCAAAATATTATCAAACAGAGATTGATGGAACAACTTATTTTTACCAAGTAATTTACTCAGATGCTTTTCAAATCGGTGGCGCCTATAAAGTTCATTTAGAACGTAGGACCGTCAACTGCATAACCGGAAATTGGTTATTAAATATCACCTATTCCGAAAACGCAATTATCGAGCCTTCGATATGCAAACTTAAAGTTGGATCCACAGAATATGATATTAAATATATTAATCGTTATGATATGTCTGCTACTCCAGTAACCGAATCTGTACAATATATCGATGAAGATGGGCAAGAGGAATTATTTATCGATACAGTTCTAAGTTATTCTTTCGTGCTTCTTAAAGTTAATAATGATGCATTGCAAACCGAATTAAGAAAGCAAATTGCTGGAAAAATTGACTTGAATCAATCTATTTTAACGCTTAAAATTGATGGTGATGAAATACCAATAAATAAATTAGTCGTTACCGAGATTTACGAAAACAAAGCTTCAGTATATAATCTTGTCTTAACCAAATCGTAGGTGATTCTATGGACACAGAATATAGAATTCCCATAAATGTTGAATTAATTGCAACCGAATCAAAAGGCACACCATCACCAACTTCAAAGGCTACTCCTGATCAAACGCAAAAGAAGCTAGCAAACGAAGCAAGTAATGAAGCGGGCGGAGTCTTGAGCAAGATGGTAGCTATCCAAGTTGGCAAGCAAGCTATAAATTATGGTTTGCAAAATTATGGTAATTTAACGGGCGATTATATTACACAATCACACTTACAAACTGCTAATCAGCTTGGTGGAACGCTTTTAATGGCGGTTAAGGGCGGAATTGCAGGAATGACCATAGCAACTGCATCACTTGGTTTTCAAGTTATAAGTTATGGCATTGATGTTGCAAACCGAAATCGTGAAGCGCAATTTTTGAGAGAACGTGTTGGCATGGCATCGATTTACGGAGGAAGATAAGGTATGCAGAAATATTACAAATTGATAAATGGTGTTTGGGAAGAAATACAAAAAGTTCTTGCTGGCCAAGTCGAAACAGAAACAATCGACGATACGCTTGATAATGGCGTTTTAATTTACGATAACAATACAAGCGATTTAATTCCGGTCTTTACTCCGATTAAAATCGACACTCAACCGCACATTAAAATTACAGTTACTGATGAGGTCTATTTATCCATATCCAGTGATGGTAAATTATTTTATGTTAGCGAAAGCTATGGATGGAGTAACCAATTAAATACAGCAAGTGCAGGCGATTTGATCGAACTCACAAACCAAACGGATGATGCCGAAAATCAGGTTTATAAAGTCATCAGCTATTCGAGTGGCATTTTAACGATGGCAAGATATTCAAATAAAGAGCGATTCTTTCTAGCAGCTGAGGAAAGAATGGAGCAACACACAAAAATATTTCCTTATGTTTTTAGGCATACACTTATCTACATCGAACCTACAAAATACTTAGAAAAAATATTTGTATATAATCTTTGCTTGACTAACAAAACGGATACACTTAAAGCACAAATTGAAAAAGCACTTGTGAATGCAGAACTAATCGAAGTGGGACAAAACCCGCGATTTAGTTTATCGAGCGATTTAATAACCTTCTTAGGCGATACACCAGGCGAGGATTTTTTCTTTGATAAAGCAACACTTCGCGAGATACTTGATGCCATGCTTGCGGTTAAAAACGCAAGAGTTTATGTTGAAAAGATAATTGATTTTAATGATATCGTTATTAGCTATGTCGATATGAATGAAATCAAAGAAACAATCGATTTTGAAAAAAAATGCGCACTTGAGAAAAGTAATAATGTAGAAATGCATGCCGGCAATATTGAGGGCTTTGGAGCTAATAGTGTTATTCCTAATGTTGTGTTCCAGGATTGGACCTCCTTTAAAACAACTGAAGCAGTGCTTACAAGCAATAATTTTAAAATAACCACAGTATTCCCGATTGAACGAATAATTAAACTAGAAATTTTATGCGATTTTCGAGTTAATGATGGCGCTGGAAATTCAATCGAAAAATATTATGAATATCCACTTGATTTGACAGAAGCTGTCTTTGATCGTGATGCCTATACTTTGCTAGACGAAAACTATGGAACAACACCCGGCATAGGATTTAGCTTGGACGGACCTTTACCAAGTCGCTTAGCCTTTGGGAAAGACAATGTTTTGGTTTATGACAGAAGCGGTCAAAACATAACTGGAGGCAAAAAAACTGACTGGATTATTTTTCCTGATAACCCAGTGGAGCAAGCCATTGAGGCTGCAATCGATAGAGCTTGTATAAGATACGAAATACCAGGAAGCGAGAATCTCGATCGTACTAGAAATTGGACCGTCACGCTGGAAAATAATGTTATTAATTGTTTAGTTAGAATTGAGTATATTCCATATATTGATACTTATACAAAAATCACAAAGCCAGGTTTATATGACAATGAACAAGCTAAATTATCGGCTATCGATAATCAATCCGAAAAAGTGATATCATCATTAAGACATGGTATTAATCTGCTTGGAAAAATCAGTCGCTTAGGCAATGATGAGTATATTGTTGATACAGTTGTTAAAGACCATGATGAAATTAAAGAGATTGGCCAAAAAACTATTGACAATTATATTATTTACAAAAAAGAAGTTGCATATCACAATAATTATGCAAAAGTCAGATATTACCTATCAAAAAACTATAACAACTTGAATGAACGAATAGCCTTAAATCGAGAAAAGCGAGTATATGATATCCCGCTTACAAGCTACCTAAACGAAATTTTGATTAAGAATTATATCTTGGTCGATTTTTTGCCAGTTAATAATAGCGGGATTGTAAAGAATTTTGCTTTGAGGGCATTAATTGGCAGAACGAATAACACCGTTTCTAAGTTCGTATTTGAAACAAAAAGCGGTAGTGACACATTTGGACCATTCGAACTTGCGACTGCAAACTACACAATGGGTAACGTGATGCATTTTGTAGCCCAATGCATGGATAATTATTCTGTAGGCTATTCTATTGGTGGCCGAATAATTGGCGGGAATAAGGTAGTTTATAATCCGTATGTAGATGATAACACAGGAGAATTTGAAAGCTTTAAGTTCTTATTGACTGATTTTAGGACAGAGGCTGATAACTTCATCGAGCAAAACAAGATACTTCCTAAAACTAATTATGACTATTACATTTCATCTTCACGCTCAGCTGAAGGCGAATATCGGTATTTGAAAGATGCATATCAAACCATAAAGTTTAATGTCGCTTTAGAACTATTGCCAGCAAAGAATCAATTTGGTACAATCATCATCGGGAATCGTTTAGTAGAACACAATGGATTGATCAAGCGAGGTATAACAACTTTTGAAGATGCGGTAATTTATGTTAGCGAACAAGCTTATAACACGACTGAAATATTTAAAGCTAAAGGTTCTGTGTTAAGTGGTGCGAGTTTAACGCGAAGCACAGTTAATAATGCTGTTAGAGTTGATTACGCTCCAGCGATTCCATCAAATAAAGCAGCCTTTGCTATAGCTGATGCAAGTGGCAATTTATATTTGGCAGTGAATGATATCAGCAAGCTTAAGGACTGGATTTATTTCTACGGAAGCAACGAACTAAAATAAAAAAGGCCTATTCGTTAGGCCTTTTGATTTTCTTCCAATTTTTTGAGTCTTTTATGCAATTCAAAGTGTTCGGATGCAATAAAGAAACTGGTTAGACCAAAAATTGTGTTAGTAATCAAACCAATAATACAAACCGCAATTATTCCTTGATTAGACGAAATAAATGCTTCTGATCCTCTTGTTCCCACAATAGGTTTAACAAATTTAATTGTTTGAATAGCATCAATCCCAAACCAAATATATCCAGCGGAACTAATAATCAATACAATTAATGCAATTAAGATAAAATTATTTTTTTTCATTCCCATATCACCTCACTAATAATATACCCGAATATAAAAAATAATGCAAATAAAAACCCTTAATTTAAGGAGGAAAAACAAAATGAAAATAATTTTTAATAAATATGGTGGCTTGAAAACCATTGAAGACCGACAATTACTCGTTCAATCGTCAAGTAACGCCAACTATGTCGATATTTATTACCAAGATGAAAACGGCAATTTTGCAGATGAAGCGGTTAATTTAGCCACTATCGCATTCAAACGTGCTGATTCATTCGAGATAATGGAAAAAACGTGCGATGCGGTCAGAGAAGAACTAACGAACAAGCTTCTTTATTTTAGATATGTATTCCAAGAAGATGATTTGGCTGTCAATGGCGAACTACAAATCACTGTTCGTTTAAAGCAAGTCGTATTTGATCCAGAAGATGAAACGCAAATCTTACTTATCAAACAAAGAGCAATGGGAAAACTCGTTGCTCATATTTACGAAGCAATCGGTAC